TCAACGGCTGTTCTGAATTTTGGCGGAAATCTTCCGCCTTTTTGCGTTTTTGGGGGCGTTGATTTTGCTGGGTTTTTCGGCTTGTTCAGAATGGCCCATGCGCTTTTTCGTGGCTTCCAGAACGCGCATATCCGTCTCTTTGGCGTAGCCGCGATAGGCGGTGGCCGTCTTGTGTTTTGACAGCACGCGGCCCTGGCCTTCGGTTAGTCCGCGTTCTTCCAGTTCGGTCATGCCGCCGTGCCTGGCGGCGTCCAGCGTGAAGTCCGTCATGGCGAGCCTGTCGGCCATGGCGCGGACATCCTGCGATAGCCTGGTGCTGTCTCCAAAGAGCCTTCCGGATCGCTGGCAGACGATTGAAGCGCCCCGGCGCGGTGTTCTGGCCAGAACCTTTTCCGCATCCGGATAGAGCGGGACAAGGTTGCCCTCATCATCGATATATTCCAGCGGATGTTCCGCGCGCTGGCCGGTCTTCCTGTGATTGACGATGATGCGGTCAGGCGCGCTTTCGCCGCGATAGCCGCTCCATGCGGCAAAGCCCGCGCTGATCGATGACGGGCGCATCAGGAATTCAAAGGCCAGCACGGCCGCTGCCGCCAGTTCCGGCCGTTGATTTTCCAGTGCGCCTTCCGCAAAGCGATAGGTTTCGGCGCGGGTTGCATGTTTCTTGACGGCTTTCTGCCGGCGTCTGATCGTCACGCCGTCCCATGGGTTTGGCGTGTCTGTGCGAAACAGGTCGGGGTGGTGCGGTTGCATGCGCTTCCACGCGGCCTTGCAATAGATGACCAGTTTCTCCGCCGTGCGCGGCGATGTTTCGGCAAACAGGTGGTAGACCTTTTCCGCCGTCGATACGCCGACGACGTTGATCTTTGCATCGCCGAAACGCACTTCAAGCCCGTCTGAGCGGGTTATCCGGGCATCGCAGACGCGCCGGAACACGCGGCGGTAATCGTCCCGGGAAAAGCTGCCGACGCGCTCCAGAAAGCTGTCATGACGCTGATAGGCGTTGACCAGCCATTCGACGGTGGCAAAGCGTGAATTGTCTGCCTGATGCAGCGGCGATTGCTCTTTCAGCCATCCGTCCAGCCGTTCATTCCAGATCGCCGCAGCCGCATCCAGTTCCTTTTGTCCAAGATCGACGCCGAGCGCGGCCGATCGGTATGGGCTGCCCTGTTTTCGATAGCGTGCGGGGCAGTTCCAGTAGAATGCGGTGCGGCCTGAGGCGAGCGTCTTGGGGGTCACATAGCGGGGCAAAATCATCGGTATCATCACCATGCTTGCGGGTTTTCTGCGGCGTGCTGTTCGCCTATCACCCTGTCCAGATCGCTTTTCCGCCATGCCCGAAACCTTCCCTTGCCGCGCCCCTCGTCGATATAGGGTTGCGGCCATATAGTACCGACGCGAGAAAGAAACGTGTCAACCGATTTTTCGCCGACATAGCCGGCGGCCAGTTCATCGCGCAGCACGGCAGGCCATACGCCTGCGGGGATCAGGGCAGGGCGGGTCATCGTCCGCGTCTCCATTGTTCGAAGTCTTGCACCATGGCGCGCCAGCGGGCGGCGGCCGGGGCGTTTTCGTTCAGGTCCTTGCGGCTGTTCAGCGCCAGAACGAATTTGACGCGGGTGGCGGTCTTGTCCTTGTCGGTCGGCAGTTTCAGGTCGTGGCGTTCGGCCATGAAGCGCTGGAAGGCGGGTTCGTCGCATTTCATGGCGCATTCTGCGGCATAGTCCTTTGCGGGTCTGCCGCCCTTGTTCTCGATTGCCTGGCGCAGGCGCTGCACTTCGGCCCGCTCGGCCCGCAAGGCCTTGCCGGTTGCTTCCAGCATGGCAATCAGATCGGCCGGGATTTCGATATGATGCAGGATCAGTTCGCGGTTTGCCGTCGGGCAGGCATGGGGCAGGGTGCAGATGCACTCCGGCTCGCCTTGGTCCATCCCGTCGATCTCAAGGTGCATGCCGTCCGCATCCGCGAAGACGCCTGTGCTCCGCGCCGCGCCGGCCAGCATCGCGCGGTAGGATTCGAGGCGGTCTTGCGCGGAAGGGCGGGCGTTGTTCATGGCGCACTTGATCCTGCCAGTCGCACGCGGGCCTGCGCCTGAAACTTTTTGAATGTCATATCTGGGTCGACATCGGAGGCATCAAGATATGCTGAATAGCGCGCCTTTCCGGCACTTGTTGAAACCACAGTAGTGCTCATGTCCAGCCATGTGATGGAGAACAGCCGGTGACGATCGCCGATAAACTTCAGATGATCGCGCAGCGCCGCGCGGCCGGCTTGCGTGACGTGAAAAATGTCGGTGTCCTTATCGCGGTAGAATTTTTGCCAATGGGGTGACGCGGCCATTTCGCGGGCGATATCGCCATTGGCATTTGCGGCAAAATAATTCCGGTAGGTTTCGCCCATGGGGTCGACCGGGCGGCCAAGCGCGTGATCGATATGGTCGAAATGCTTGTCTTCTAGATACCGGTTGACCTGAAGGCTCATCTTTCCATCCTTTTCCGCCAGTCGAAGAGCCCCAGCGCGCCCTTGACCGGCACAAATGGCGTCGGCTGCGGATTGCGCAGCACGAAACCGAAACGGCCGAAGAACCACGGGCTTTCGCTTGTCGTCACGCAATCGACGATCTCGACCGTGCCGATGATGCCGCCGCGCGTGATGGTGCCGTAGCCGGGCACGACCGGCGGCTCGGTAAAGGGGCGGTGGACATGCACATGGCGGATCGTTTCCATGGCTTCGTCGTATTCGGCGCGCGTCATGCCCTTGGCCGCATGCAGGCAGATGCGGCCGCGCAGGTTTGTGTGCCAGTTGCGGTTTTCGATATCCTTGCCCAGGTGCATGATGCAGTGGGCCCATGGTTGGCGGATCGACAGGGCGAGTTTTGGGAGGTTATCCATTGCGGGCCTCCGGAAACAGAACAGCGGCGATGTGGTTGTCAGTTGCCTTCATGGCCTCGGTGGCGGTTGGGAAGCTTTCTTCCATCAGAAGATCTGTGAATCCGGGGATCGACCAAAAGATTTGCCATGAAGCGCCAGCATGTGTCCGTGAAACATTGATAGAGCCAAAGACCGGCGCTTTGGCGCGGTGGCAGTGCACCCCGTGGCGCTCCCATACGAGATTGAAGATTGTCGGTGTAGGCTGCCCGAAGTCCTTCAGCGCAAAGCCGCGCATTTCCTGCCGGTCATAGTCATAGGCTTCGAGGATCCATTGCGGTTCCCTGTGCCATGATGTGCTTGTGAACTTCACGCACATGGGGCGGATGCGGCGGATGGCGGTTTCGCCGCGCCAGTTTGTATAGGGCAGCACCAGCGGCGGCTCCGGCAGGCGGTCGAGCCTTGCCGCGCCCTCCTCGATGACCACGCGGAAGGTGGTGGTGTCGCCCCAGAACCACGCGCTGACCGTGGTCTCGAGAGGCGGGGTGAAGGCTTCGGGGTCGTTTTTCCGTCCGTCGGCGATGACCTCTTGCAGGGTGTTGCAAAAATCATCGGCGTCATCGTAAACGAAATGGGTGGCGTCTGCCGGAAAGTCTTCCGACAGCGTGTAGCTGCCATCCTCCGCCACCTTGATCGTGCGGCTACCGTAATGGCGGTTACTGTCAAAGTCGATCAGATCGCCATGGGTGACGGCGATGCAGAAGGATCCGGCGTCTTCGAAATCATCTTCGTGCGGCACCAGAAACCAGTTGCCATCCTTCGATTTCAGAAAGGCATTTGGGTCTGCCTGTGGCAGCGGGGTGTATTCGTCGATCCATTCCCGCGGCACGTATTTGGTGACGACCGTATCCTTGTTGTCGTCTTCCGGTGTGTTGAAAAAATTATTCATGGCGTGACCTCAATGGCATTTGACGTGGTTGTCGATCGGCATTTCGATGGCATCAATGGCGCTTTGAACGCAGGCGAGGGGATCGTCATTTTCGGTTTCCATGACGCAAAATTCGCCGGCGAGCTTATAGATCATCAGCGCGTAAAGCGGCCCGGCCGGGGTGCTGCGGCCCTTGCCGAAAATCCAGTAGTAGCCGTCAAGGTTTGTGTGCAGCAGCGAGACGGCCTGCTGAAGCTTTGCTTCATCGCTCATAGCAATCTGTCCTGTCTTGTGATGTCGCCGGCGCGGCGGCGGGCGCATGCGGGGCAATAGTGCTGCCAGCTGCCCGCGGTGCGGCGGATGATCCAGCCGCGCGCCCTGGCATTGGCGGAAACGCGCTGGCGGGCGAGGCGAAACAGGTCGTTTCGCACGGGCGCGGGTTCGAGAATGGCCCGGTCAAGATTGGCCATGCCGCAGCTGTCGCAGGTGATGTTCAACTGGCCGGCGGACGGGGCGATGGTCAATGCAGCCTCCTGCCGGTCTCCGGCGGTTCGTCGCTGCCGTCCTGATCGGCTTCGTGGATCAACATGCCGAGATTGGAACAGGCCTCATCGATATCGCCATCGAACAGGCAGCCGGAGCGGATCACGACCCAGCACAGGCCGGCCAGCACTTGGATCGCGTCGTCTTCCGAAAGGTTATGGTGGGTCAAATCCTTGATAAGGGATTCGGCAGTGCTGTTTGCCAGACGGGCGATGATGTCTTCCTGTGTCATGACCGTCCCTCCGGAAAGGCGTCATTCGGCTTTCGCGTTTCCTTCAACTGATGTTTTAGCTTGGCGACGGTGAGAATGGCGGGGCGGACTTCGGGTTCGGCGGCCTGGTAGTCCAGACCGCGATGGCCATTGAGATAGGGCAGCATGGCGCGGGGAATGAGCGCCCAGTTTTCCGGGGCGCTGTTGCGCCTGTCGCCGTCCAGGCATTTCAGGCAGTGTCCCGCCGGAATGGCGCCGTTGGCCTCCTCCCACAAAATCAAATGGATAGCGCGCCAACGCTCGTGTGCCGGTCCATCCTCACGGATCTTGCGTTCCGGGTATCCATCCTTGCTGAGACGCTCCGTGCCGATCGGCTTCAGGTTATCCTTCGCCGCGCCCGTCAGATTTCCCGGACGGTACTGCGTTTTGCGGGCGTTCGGGTGGCGTCCGCCCTTGCCGGGCGGCCAGGGCTTTCCCTTGTTATGGGGTGTCTGCCCCGGCGTGAAGCAACCTGTCCGGCTGGTCATCCAGCCCCTGCGCGTGCAAAGCGCATTGAGGTTGATCAGCGTCACGTCGTCGCGGCCGAAGCGCGCGCAAAAGGCCGCGTGCATGGCGGCGCGCGGGTCCTTCGCGTGCGCCTCGATCCATGCTAGTTCCGCCTCGCTGTAGGAAATCCCGCGCCCCTTCATTGCTTTTTCCCTTCCAGCATCGGCACCATCTTCAGAAACCGGTCGCCGTGATTGACCACCAGATGAGCGGCCTTGATGGCGGTGTCTGCGTTGGAGATGATCTGCGAGGCGACGGACACCACCGCCTCGGCGCGCTTAACCTCGACTTCCAGCTTTTCCGGCGTCTTTTCCTGATCGGACAGGCGATCGAGCTGCGAAAACAGGTGTTCGTTCAGGTCTCCAAGGCTGTGGCCCATGGTCTTTTCCTCTCTAATTCGGTTTGCTTCAGGCGCTGCCTGCACGGGCTTCATCAGCCGGTCGCGCACGGCGCGGTAACTGGTCTTGAGGTCAGCCTCGTATGCCGCGCCGTCGCTCATCGGGCCTTTTCCTTTCCGTCGGGGTGGACGGCCTTTGCGGTTGTGGGCAGGCGGCGGGCCTTGTCGGCCTTGCGGCTGAACAGCCGGAAGACCAGAGCCGTGACGGCGATGGCGGCCGCGATGTAGAGTGCGCCAAGCGCAAAGCCCGCCACCATGGCGGTGGTGGACCGTGCGAAAGCGGACAGCGCGGCGGTGAGGGCAAGGATGGTGTCAGCCATGGGTGAGCATCCGAAATTCCCGGTGGAACACTGTGCGGGCATAATCCGGTGACCACGGCTCGATCCTGATGCCGAGCGGCGGTTCCGGCAGGTGCCAGCCCATGGGCGGCCGCTGCATCAGTTGCAGGGCTTCGTCGTGAAGAATGGCATCGTCAACGCGCTTGACCTCGGCCGGCATCTCGGCGGGCATCAGGTTGAACCGCATGACGATTGCTTCCATCACGCGGCCTTCTGCGGCTTTATAGCCATCAAGAAAGGGTTTGACCGGGCGCGGCACGTCGACCAGATAGGCCTCGCTGGCATCATGCAGTAGGCCCCACAGCGCAAGGTCTGATGGCAGCGCCCTGGACACAAGCACGCTGTGCTGCGCGACGGAATAAAAGCGGCGGCAATGGCCGGCATAGCGGCACATGTTGGACAGCGCATGGGCGATATCCTCGATATCGACTTCCTCCGGGCGCGGGTCCATGGGCCAGAATGCGCGGCCCGAGGCTGTTTGCATCCAGTCGCCCTTGCGGGCTTTGGGCTCAAAATTATCCGTTGCCATGCGTTACACTCCTGTTGCCGCTGCCAGCGCCATTTCAAGCGCGACGAGCTGGTGAATTGTGAGAAAGACAAGGATCGCCGCGCCGATGATGACGGCGGGGCGCGCCAGCCGGCGCATGGCGGTGCAATCTTCCGGGGTGAGCGGATGGTGGGCGGTCATGCGTCACCGCCTTTCGCGCTGGCGCGGTCAAGGCGCTCGATTGTGGCACGTGCTTTCTCAAATATATGCCCGCCTCGCCGACCTCCCGTTCCACGACTGGACTGCTTTTCAAGAGCCATAGTGAAGGCGAGAAGGTCGCTTAGCGCCGATCGTGCCGCCTGTATCGCTCCGGTGTCTGCCGGTTCGATGGTGGAAAGAATGCGGCGCTCGTAGTCGGCTTGGGCGGCGGCTTGGGCTTCCTGTCCCGATGGATAGAGTATCGCTTTTGCCGATCCTGGCAGCGTCAAAGCATATTGGTCGGCGTAATAGGTCGCCAAGCACGGCCGAACAGAGTATGTTCCGATGATCGATTTGGCGACGCAGTATGTGCCGTCTTTCACCCACTCAAGCGGCTTGACCTTCACTTGCCACTCTGTGGTCTGTGGAGCGCGGGCGTTCCATCTATCGGCATCCTCTACCGGCCAAGCGTAGACCGAAATCGGGCACCGTTTATGGCCTTTGCCTTGATCCAGATGCTGAAGCGTTCCGCCTCGATCTGTCATTTTGTCTCCGCAAAACGGGCAAGGTTTGAATTCGGTACTATTCATGCCGCACCGCCTTTCCATGTGGCCGGGATCCATGGTTGGCCGCTGTGACGGACTTCCACGGTGATGTTGGCGTCGTGGCTCCAGCGGCGGGTGAAGGCTTCGAGGGCGGCGTGGTCGCCGCTTGCTTTATCGATTACGTTGCCGGTTACGTTGCTGACGGCGCGAAAGCGCATGATGGGCTGATCCGTCAGGGCGGCCAGTGCGTGGTCGGGCAGGGGGCTGAGTGCGGCCTGCCAGTCGCCCGTAAGCCATGCGCGGATTGCGCTGCGCAGCAGGGCGTTATCCTCGACTTGCTGCAACAGCGCGGTGACAAAGGCCTCCATGCTGCAGGGGCGGCCGTCATCGGCGGTGATCAGTATGCGGTGCGTCGTGCCGGCGCCATTGCCGGTCAGTTCAACGCCGGGCGGGATCGTGATCGATCCCCTGCAAACAAAATCGTGCATTGCATCCTCCGTTCCGTTCTGGATGCCGGTTCGGCGGGGAACCGGACACCGGAGCGGGACGGAGTGTCAGGCGGTTACGTGCTTGACGCCCCACATGACAGCTTCTTCGATCTTGGTTTTGGCCAGCGATATATCGCGGCTGGAGCCGATGCCATCCAGCATCTCAATGAATTCAAGTCCGCGATCCTTGATCGCCTTCATCTGTGCCTTTTCGTCGTCAGTGAGCACGCGGTATTCATGGCGCATGACGTTGTTGACGGTGCGGCTGTCGCTTGTTGCATTAACGTTATCAGGCATTTTTCTTCCTTCCTTGTTGCGATGCCGCCGCCGGGTGGCGCTTTGCGCCTGTGGCGGTTCCGGCGGCGGCTGTTGTCAGGCGTGGGGATTGCCTGATGGAAGGAAATATAAGTACCACTTAAATTTAATGTCAATCAAAAAATAAGTGCCACTTAATATCGAGTGTCGAATGACGCTACGACACTCGGCCAAGCGTTAGCTTTCGAGGGTGGTTCTTGCCGCAGGCATTGATCGGACGCTAATCTGTTTGTTCGGGGCCGATGGATGCAGTGATCTGGAAGGGATAGTTAAATGAGAGTTACAACTTTTGTTGCCGTTTTAGCGATTTTTGTGATGCCTGTTACCGCGGTGGCTGAAGATAGTTCGGCGGGGACTTGCCAGGCTCTAGGAAAGCTTGCGGAAAACATCATGAGGGCGCGGCAAAACGGCGTAAGCATCTCGAAGGTAATGAGTTTGGTGGAAAAAGCCGATGTGTTTAAGGACATCACAAAGCAGATGATAATAATAGCGTATGATGAGCCGCGTTGGAATGGGAAGGCCTTGCAGGACAGGGCTGTCATGGATTTCAGTAATGATATTCAACTGATGTGTTATAAGACGATTGACTAGCCGTCAGTGCCGGTTCGCGACAGTACGTAACGGGCAAAATCGATCAGCTGCTTTTGCTTCGCCGGATCAGCCTTTGATGCTTGATCCCATATCGACCACATTTCATTTTCTTCGAGCGGATTGCGCATCAAAAGGTCGCCGGGGTTGCATGAAAGCGCCCACGCGTAGGCCTCGAGCGTAGAGTCCGTGAAGCCCTGCTTCCCGTTTTCAAGTTGCGAAACACTGCTTGCAGACACGCCGATGCGTGACGCCAGTTCTTCCTGTGTGAGCCGACGATGCTTGCGCCATTCTTTGAAGAAATAGCTGGGGCGTTCTTTTTTGAAATTCGGGACAACCTTTTCCATGGCGCGATTTTAGCCTGTCTTAAAAACGGTTCCCATTCGGTGCTACTGAAAATTCAGCTTGACTTAACTTCAGTGGTGCTGAATATTTCGGACATGGAACACTTGCTTGCATATCTCAATGGTGAACGTGGCCGGCGCGTCGCGCTGGCGAACGCGCTGCACCTTCAGCCCTCTGCGATTTCGCAATGGCGGGACGTTCCGCCAACGCGCGTTCTTGCGATCGAGAAAGCGACCGGGATTTCTCGGCATTCTCTCAGACCGGACATTTACGGTCCGCTTCCCCAGGAGGCTGCGCAATGACCCGCTGGATGATGAGCATTGTTGCCGGCGCGTTTGTCGCCGCTTTTTCGGCGCTGCCGCCGATCCTCGGTTTCGTGCTCGGGGTTTCCGCCGTGTGGGTCGTGATCCTGTTTCATGAAGGCGATCGCATGGCCGCCGAGGATTTTGCCAGTGACGGACAGGATGAATGGGAGGGCTATTGATGGCGCTCCTCTCCGGTTTTTCAGGTTCCCCTCGCGCGCGGTTCTTCGGTTCGTTCTGCCGCGCGCCAATTGCCCCGCCTCTGGCCGCAGGTATTGCGTTGGCCGGGGCGGGGTCTTTTTCTTCAATCGAGGAGTCTTCGACATGGATACAATCAGGGAAGCATTGGCCGAACGGGGCCGGGTTACGGGCGGCAAGCGTCCGCTCAAGTCGCTTGGGCATGGTTTCGTCAGCCGGCGGCAGCAGGACGTGCGAAGCATCATGCGGCGGCGCAAGAGAGATGGGCTCATGCCGCTCGGCATGTTCGAGATCATGGCGCTGGAAAGCGGTCGAAAGACGGAAGCGGAGATTGACCGGGAAATGCTGGAGCGGCTCAATCGGCGCTGGGGTCGTATTCCTGAATCTGCCGCCATTTGAGCCTGGCTTCGGGCGTGGGCTCGATGCCGCTGAACTTCGCCCCTTCGCTTCGCGCCGCCTGTTCCTCGGTGATCATGTCCTTCAAGGGGGTGAGCCATTCGAGCGCGCCGGCGGCAAGATCGCGCTCGAAATCCGTCTGTTTCGGCGTTTGCGCGAAGCGGCGTTTGTACTCCACATCCTGCGCGATCTGCCACAAGGCGGGGTCCGGCATCAGGGTGATCATCGTTTCGATCACGCCTTCCAGCGCATGAATGCGTCCAAGAAGCTGCGCCGGGCGGGTCGTCAATCTTTCTGTTTCGTCCATGGTTCGTTGTCTCCTTGTTTCTGGCGAAATCAGGAAAGCACGGGCCGTGGGCGGCGTCCAGCGGGCAGGGGTGTTTTGCGTATCCTGCCCGCAGGGTCTTTTGTTTTTCTTCGCGCGCGGAAGGGGCTCTTGCTGCCTCCTGGGAACCGCGCGCGGCGCAGGGCTGGCTTCCACCTCCCGGCCGGTCTGCGCAGTCGGGGCGGCGTCTTCTTTTTGCCGCCCCGGCAAGTCCTTCCAGCCTGCCGTTTTCCCATTTCGATTTTTGCATATCGGCCTGTTTTTCCTGTTCGCATCGATGCCGACAGAAAAGCAGGTCCGGGATCGGATAACTCCGACAAGGTGTTGGAATTATCCGATTTTTTATGAGGGGTGCTTGATGACGACCGTCGAAGCATTTTGTCGCGACACTCTGCGCACGCATATCGCGCCGCCTGCCATTGGCAGCGTCAAGGCGCGCATTCGCCACGCCGCCCGCCTTCTTGGCTGGGCGCCGACCAGAACGCGGGACGCCTGGTATGCGGACCCGCGCATCTCAATCAGCGGGGAGGAGCTTGCTGATGTCGAAGCTCTATCGGGAATTTATTTCGCACGGGCGGAGGTCGACGAAGTCGAGGCCGCGCTTGCACGGGCCGCTCGGCTTCTGGCTGACCGGAAAGAGGATCGAATTGGCTTCCTTGCTGCTGCGGCGCTCGAAGCGATTGGCCTTCTTTATCGCGCCGGAAATCAGAAGCCCGAATGATGAAAACCGCCCTGACGGTCAAGCGCAGGGCGGGCAAGGCTGTGCGGCATGTCCGCGGCGCAACACCAGGGAGGATTGAGGCATGAACGCGCAAGATTTTCCTCCGCGCGCCGATTGCAAGCTGACCTCGGTGGCCGGGTTTACCAGCTGCCGCTGCGGCTGGAGCGACCACCCGCTGAACGCGATGCCCTGCGAGGCCGCCCATGACGCGGCGCAGGATGAAGCCGTGCGCAAGGACATTGAAGGCGCGGAAGACTGGCGGCCTGCTGAACGGCTTCTGAAGGGCGGTGCGCCAGCGCGGTTTGGCGCCGCGAAGACAACGGAGACAAACCCATGAGCGATTTTGACCCGATGGCTATTGGCGGCCGGACGGATGAAAACCGGGAGACGCGCGCAAAGGTGCGCGCCGGCGGGCCTGCTGTGGCGCGCGATCAACTGCGTTCGATCGTCGAGCGGATCGAGCGGCTGGAGGAAGAGAAAAAGACCATCGGCGATGACATCAAGGATGTCTATGCCGAGGCAAAGGCCACCGGTTTCGACACAAAGGCGCTGCGGCGGATTATCGCCCGGCGCAAGAAGGACCAGCAAGAGGTGATGGAAGAGGATGCCGTGTTCGAGACCTATCTGGCCGCGCTCGGCATGCAGCTTCCGCTGCCGCTTGACCGGGAGGGCGACCAATGACCGGCAAACCCTGGACGGAAACCGACATCGACCGCATGGCCGCGCTTTATGGCGATGGCATGAGCTATGCCGAAATTGCCGATGTGATGGGCTGCGGGCGCAGCGCCGTGGCCGGCATTGCCAACCGCCACCGCGACCGGTTTCGCAAGCGCAACAGCGATGACCAGTACATGGCGCGGCGGATGGCAAACGAGGCCGAACGGCAGCGCAAGGCTGAGGAACGAAAAGCCGAACGGGCGGCAGAAGCGCGCCGGCGCGCCGCCGATCTGGCCGAGGCGGAAAAGGCGAAAGCGCTGGCGGATGCCGATGCCGACAGGAAGGCGGGTGATTTTGCCGGGCTTGGCATTCCCGGTTCCGCGCCGGTCATCCTGTCCGCGCTGGGCGCCTATGATTGCCGGCTGATTTTGACGGATGTCGACGACCCGCCGCTGGCCGATCCGCCCTGCTGCGGGCGGCCGGTCAAGGACGGCAAGTCCTTTTGCGCGGCGCATTGCGCGCTACTCTATCAACCGCGCGAAAAGAGGGCGGCGTGATGGCGGATTTCACCACGTTTCTCGATGGCCGGGTTCGGCTTTTTGCGGGCGATTGCATCGAAATGATGAACCGGATGGAGCCGGACAGCGTGGATTGCGTGGTGACCTCGCCGCCCTATTGGGGCCTGCGCGATTACGGCGTGGACGGCCAGATCGGGCTGGAGCCGACGCTTGCCGAGCATCTGGAGGTCATGGTTGCCGTGTTCGAGGCCGTGCGCCGGGTGCTGAAGCCCACGGGCACGCTGTGGCTGAACTATGGCGATTGCTATGCCACCGCGCCGAACGGGCGCAGCGCTGCCGATACGAAGCTTGCTGCGAGCGATGACCGGACGTTTCGCGACAAGCCGTTTTCGACGGTGGGCGGCACGCTGAAGCCGAAAGACCTGTGCATGATCCCGAACCGGCTGGCGATCGCGCTGCAGGAAGCGGGCTGGTGGGTGCGCTCGGAAATCGTCTGGGGCAAGTCCAACCCGATGCCGGATAGCTCCGGCGCGTATCGCCCGGCCACGGCGCATGAGAAGATTTTCATGCTGACGAAAACCGGCGACGGCGATGTGTGGCGCGCGCGCGATACCGGCGAGATTTCGTTTTTCCCGGACCTTTCGGAAATGTGTGCGCTGGTGACCGATGCCGCGCGGCTGGGGCCGCGTTGGTCGCGGATCGGGGCGTATTATGATGCTGGGGCGGTGCGGGTTTCCGGCGCGGCTGGAATGACCGGCGGCGCGCATGGCCGTCATTCCCTCGGTGAAAATATCCCCGCGAAACAGCGTCGGGCAAAGGTGAAAATGCCCGATGGATGGGATACCGGTGAGGGCGGGCATGGCTCCCGCCACAGGCGTGGGCGCGAACAGGGCAAGGTGTTGGAGGTCACGCCGCGCCACCAGAACCACATCAACCACATCAACCACACCGGCCTCGACGAACTCGGGCGGGGCGAGGGGCGCTATCTGCGCAATTATGAGCCGGCGCAACTGACCGTGTGGCACATGGCCACCCAGGCCTTCAAGGAGGCCCATTTCGCCACCTTTCCGCCGGAGCTTGCCGAGCGCTGCATTCTGGCCGGCTGCCCAAAGGGTGGGCTGGTGCTGGATCCGTTCGGCGGCGCGGGCACCACGGCGCTGGTGGCGCTGCGCCATGGCCGCAAGGCCGATCTCATCGAACTCAATCCCGAATACGCAGCGATTGCGCAGCGGCGCATAGAGGCAGACTGGAAAATTGTCCGGCGTCTGCCGAAAGAGCCGGACGCATCGCCGCTGGCCTTGTTTGGAGGTGCGCTGTGACCGGAATGACCACAACGGCAAAAACCATGATGCCCGCCGGGGTGAGCGGGCCGGATGCGCTGGAGGCGCATTATGCCGCAATTCGGCGGCGGCTTTTGAAACAACCCCGTGCGCAAGCGGCGCTGCCAGCGCCGGGAAACCCCGTGCGGCGGCGGCTGGTGTTTTTGCAGCCGCCGGCGGAACCGGCGGGCAGCGGCGGGGTTTATCACGACCCGCGCCGCGCCGTTTGCCCGCCGGATGCGCTGGAACGCTTTCTGCTGGAGCGCTGCGCGGCCTGCGGGCTGGATATTGCCGAAATCCGCTCGATGCGCCATGACGCCGCGCTGATAGCGTGGCGGCGCCATCTGATTTTTGAAATGCGGCAGCGCTTTCCCGATGCCGCCTTGACCGAAATCGGCCATGCTTTCGGCCGCTGCGGCAGCGCGATATCGGCAGCACTTGCCAGGATCGAGCGCAGGCGCGCGGCGGGCATGGATATGACGCCGCCCGCGCGACCGCAGCCGGCGGGGCAGCATGCTGCGGCAAAGGCGCTGCCGGGCGAAACCCTGCACGCCTATATGCGCCGCCGGGCGCGGGCCATGGGCTTTGCGCCGGCCGCGCTGACCGCCAGCCGGGGAAGGGCTGACCAAACGCTGGCAAAGCACCTGATTGCCTGGGAACTGCGCCTGAATTTTCCGGCCGCCAGCAACCCGCAGATTGCCCGCGTGCTGGGCTATGGCGACCACACCACGGTGTTGTACGCGCTGCGCCGGATCAATGCGCTGGCGGCAAAGGGTTTTCCCGGTTTGCAGCATCTTCTGGAGGGCAATCGTGATGATTGAGGGCGCCAGACGACACGAAAACCCGCGCGGGCAACGCCTGCGCGCGCGCATTGGCGAACTTTGGGACGCAGGCCGGCACTCGACCTACGAGATAGCGGCGCTCTGCCGCCTCGACGAGGCGGACATCTGCCGGATTTTGCGGGAATTGGAGGGGGTGGGATGAGCATCGAAGTTCAGCAAAAGGTGCGCAAATCTGTCTTCGGAAGCCCGAACCGGAAGGCCGTTGCAATTCGCCTGTCGGATGCCGCCAGCGATGACGGAAGTGGGATATGGATGGCGGTTGAAACGATTGCCACGGAAACGGAACTGTCGGAACGGACCGTGCAGCGCATTCTTCATCAATTTGTCGAGGAGGGCATTCTTGTTCTCGTGCGTGAAGCCTCGGGCGTCGTCGGTATTGGCAACCACTACGATATGAGCCTTCAGGCGATTGCAAAGCTGCCGCAAATTCCACCGCGCGGGCGGCGCAACAGACCGGCAAAAGATGCCGGTTCCGATGCTGCCACGGGTGACACGGTGTCACCCGTGGGGCCAATTGTCACGGGTGACACTGACGACATGACGGGTGACACGGTGTCACCCCACGGGTGTCACGGTGACACCCGAACCGTTATAGAACCATCAATAGAACCATCAAGAGAGAGAGAGGGTGCGCGCGAGCGCGATCAATCTTTCGATCGGGAAGAAGGCCAGACCGCAGAGACCGGACCGGATGAAACGCAGAAAGGGCTTGAGAAGCGGTTTCGTGTGCTGGAATTTGGCAGCGGCGGGAAGTCGATCCCGTGGCCGAATGCTGCCGGTTCGTCCAGCGCATGGGGGCTGAAGCAGTTTGTTGCCCTTTCGCCGGAAGACCGTCGGAAGGCTGAGGAACTGCGGGATGCCTATCTGGCGATTTGCCCCAAATATTCCTCCGGGCCGAACAAGGGACAGCCAAAGCCGGTGGCGCTGGGCGTCTACCTGCGGGACCGCAAGTTTTTGCTGGTCGAGGCGATGCCCAAAAAGGCCGAAAGCACCGACAGCAAGGCGGACCGAGCGCCGCCCTTCGGCCCGGCATGGGGCGCAAAGCGCATGGCGCTGCTGCTGGAAGGGCCTGCGGAACTGCCGGCGCGCAGCGAACTGCGGGAATTGTTCGAAAACCGCTTTGGCGTTTATCGTCGCACCGACCTTGGCATGGCGCTGCGCTTTGCCGAACGCTGCGGCGTGACGGTCAGCCGGGACAACGAACTGGCCTTTCCCGATGATTTCGAGGAACGCGAACTGGCGCGGCGCACGCTGGAGGGGTTTCCGGGCGTCAACGCGCTCGACCGGGCGGCGCGCGACCGGCGGTTTGAGCCGGTGGAGGCGGGTTTTGTGGCGCTGGCCGAGGAGATGGAGCCGGTGCCTGTGGGCACGGACATGTGGCGGCGCTGGGAAGACTGGCACGCCGACAACCACCTGCCATTCGTGCCGGAGACCGGCAACCAGCGCGTGGTCTATTTCCCCAAAGGCGGCCCGAGCGGGCTTGAAGCATTCAAACGCGCCGCGCAAGCGGCAACCAACCAGGAGGCAGCGGAATGATGACGGCACGGATCGACGACCTTTCGAAGCGTGAACAGGCAGCCTTGGCCCGCTGGGCTGAGGTGCGGGCGATGTCCGTGCACTTCATCGACGCAGCAGCGCGGCGGCACTGGCAGAACTGCCCGGAGCGGGCGCGGTGGGTGGTGCTGGCCATCGACGGGCGAAAGGCGCAGGCCGTGCGTGATTCGCTGGAAGAAGCTGATGTTGAAACGCTGATGCCGATGGAAAAGCGGATCGTTATACACAGACAGACCCGGAAAAAAATCAGAAAGGATCGGCCGGCACTTCCGGGCTATTTGATGGTGCGATGCCTTGTCGGCCCGGCGGCCATCATGGGCATGAACGGTGTCGACGGCGTGCGCCATGTGCTGCATAGGGCGGATGGTGAGCCTTATCTGGTCAGCAATGATGTTGCCATGAAATTCATGGCGATGAGCGAAATTGTTGATGAGACAGATGAAGAAGATAGTACGGTTTTGGCGGGTGATTTCGTCGAAATTATGCGCGGTCCGTTTGAAGGTATTTGCGCGCATGTCAGGTCTGTCGACCGGCGCAAGCGCATTGCCGTGATCAAGGCGACGATGTTCGCCGGAAAGCTCGATATTCCGATACCCCTTGCATTTATCGAAAAGCTGTGAACTATTTATCAGCGGACGAGGCGTCGTACCTAAGCTACCGTTGCTGCCCTTGGCAGCTGACCCCCGGCGGGGGCGATCACGGCAAGCCCTTCGCCCCCAGCCCTGACGACAGCCGATATGGCGGACGCGATTCATGGCCGGTGCGTAAGCTATGCGTAAATCACGACACGACAGAAATTCAGGCAGGGTGGAGCAGCCAGGTAGCTCATCAGGCTCATAACCTGAAGGCCGCAGGTTCGAATCCTGCCCCTGCAACCAGAATACCAGAGCGCGGTTGCCGACAGGCACAATGGAAAAAGGCCAGCTGCAGCGGCAACGCGGCTGGCAGACTTCGAAGGGCGGATCGCCCGATCAATCGGACATGGCAAGACTTCACAAGCTCGCACCACGCATCACGTCGTCGTCGCCGCGCATCGGCTCGACCGTTGGCGACAGCCGCGCGCATGATCGCAATCGCGAAGCGCGGGCGCCGTGGCGCAAGTGGTACCGGACGGCGCGATGGTCGCGGCTGCGGCTCAAGATATTCGAGCGCGATTTGTTTCAATGCCAGATGCCGGGTTGCGGTCATGTCGAGGGCAATCTGTCCAAGCTCGTTTGCGACCACAAGAAACCGCATCGTGGCAACGAGCGGATGTTCTGGGACGAAGACAACCTGCAGACCCTCTGTAAGCCTTGCCATGACAGCCTGAAGCAGCGGCAGGAACGCGCCGACGGCTGACCGCTTCCGGCTGGGCAGGGGGGGGCAAAAAGTTCAGAGGGGCGGCCCGGCCTGAACCGGCGGCTCTCTCATTCGGAGATTTTTTTCGACATGACCGAATATTTCGACCTCTTCGGCAACCCGGACACGTTGCCGTCCGGGCGGCGGGGGCGGCCTGCGCATAAGCCGACGCGGGAAAGTCGCAATAAAGTCAAGATGTTACTGGCACTTGGGTGGGCGAATGACCTTATCGCCCAGGCACTTTGCCTGTCGCTGCCGACGTTGAAGAAGCATTATTTTTCAGAGCTTCGCGAACGGGATGCCGAGCGGGTGAGAATGCAGGCATGGAAGTTCGAAAGGCTTTTTGCCGAGGCCGGAAAAGGAAATGTCGGCGCTCTCAAGGAACTGGAAAAGCAGGTCGAAAAGAACGATCGCATGCTTGCGGCGAAAGCCATGCGCGACGTTCAAAGTGACGACGAAGAGGATCACGTCCCGGCCGAGAAGGTCGGCAAGAAGGAAAAGGCCCGCCGTGAGGCCGCCGCGCTGGTGAACGGCGATGATGCCGGCGACGGCTGGGAAGACCTGATCCGGCCGGGGTACAAGCACTGATGTCGAAGATGCTCGATGCGGCCCGCGCGAAGACCTGGTCAACGGCAGTGGTGGATTGGGAAGAGCGGCTTCTGTCGCAACAGTCGCTGATCCCGGACCTTCCGCTGTTCGATGCTCCGGCCGAGAAGGCGCTTCGGATATTCAAACGGCTGAAAGTTCCGGACCTTATCGGTACCCCTACTTTTGGAGAGGTATGCGAGGAGTGGGTGTTCGACCTGGTTCGCGTGATCTTCGGCTCCTACGACCCTGAGACAAAGCGGAGGATGATCCGAGAATTCTTCGTTTTGATCCCGAAGAAAAACGGAAAATCGGCTATCGCCGCGGGGATTATCGTAACGGCCGCGATCCTGAATGAGCGCCCGGAAGCTGAGCTTATCCTGATTGCGCCGACGCAGAGGATTGCCGGTATTGCCTTCAAAACGGCGCTCGGCATAATCCGCCTCGATCATACGCTGTCGAAATTGTTCAAGCCCCAGCAACATCTGAAGCAGATCACGCATCACGACACGCTGGCCGTGATCATGATCCTTTCGGCCGATGGCGATGTCATCACCGGGTCAAAGGGCACCTTCATCCTTGTTGATGAGACCCATGTGCTGGCCAGCAAGGCCAAAGCTAGAGAAATCTTCGTCGAGCTTCGCGGCGGTCTGGCATCGCGAGACGAGGGGTTTCTTCTGCAAATTACGACGCAGTCGAAGACGCCGCCGACCGGGCAGTTTGAGCGTGAGCTGCAGCAGGCGCGGGACGTTCGCGACGGAAAGCTCGACCTGCCTTTGCTTGCGGTGCTCTATGAGCTGCCGAAGAAACTGCAGGAAGACGAGACCTGGAAGGACGAAAGCGTCTGGCCGCTGGTCAATCCGAACCTCGACCGATCCGTTTCGCTCGAATATCTGCGCGACGAGATGCGCAAGGCCGAGCGGGAGGGTTCCGACGCGATGACGCTGTTCGCCTCGCAGCATCTTAACGTTCAGGTCGGCGTGGGTCTCGGGACCGGGGCATGGGCCGGCGCCGATTACTGGCTGAAGGCGGCGCGTGACATCACGTTCGAAACGATCGTTGAAACCTCCGACGTCTGCGTTATCGGCGTCGATGGTGGCGGGCTTGACGATCTTCTCGGCTTCGCGGTTCTCGGTCGCCATGCCGAAACGAAAGTCTGGCAGCACTGGGGCAAGGCCTGGGCTGACAAGGATGTTCTGAAACTGCGCAAGAGCATCGCGCCGGAACTGCAAAAGCTTGTCGATGCGGGCGAACTGACGCTGGTCGATAACCTCGAGGAAGAGGCGAACACCGAAATCGTTGATCTTTGCGTCCAGCTTCGCGATGCCGGAAAGCTACCGGAACAGCGCGGGATCGGCATGGACCCGGAGGGCGTTGCCAGCATCATTGACGCGCTGATCGATGCCGGTTTCGAGATCGACGACATTGAAGCCGTGTCTCAGGGATATCGTCTGAACGCTGCAATCAAATCCGTTCCGGTCAAGCTGAAAAACCGGTCATTCGTCCATTGCGGCCAGCGGATCATGACGTTTTGCGTCGGCAACGCCAAGGTCGAAAAGCGCGGCAACGCCGTGATCGTCACGAAGGCGCAGAGCGGGACGGCAAAAATCGACCCACTGATGGCACTGTTCAACACTGTGATGATCATGAGCCGCAACCCGGAAGCAGTCGGCGTCTCGGTTTACAACGAGCGCGGCATTGAGGTTATCGGATGAAACTCTTTTCGGGGCTGTTCGGCTCCAGACCGAAAGCCGCGACGCAATCAGCTTCCGGTGGTCGCCAGTATTCCGCTGACGACCCGAGGCTGCTGGAGGAAATCCGCCGGTCGGTGAACGGATCTGTTTCCGCCGACGTGATGAAGAACGACGCGATCAACCGTGCGATGCGGCTGCTTTCCGAAAGCATCGGCATGCTGCCGGCGCATCTCGTTTACAAAGACAAATCGCAAAGTAGCGATACGAACGGCAGGGCTGTCAATCACCCGGTTGACCGTCTGCTTCACCGCAAGCCGAACAATTGGCAGACACCTCTTGAATTCAAGCGGCTGATGCAGGCCTTGCTTTTGCGGGACGGTATTGCCTGCGCCCAGATCGTTCGTTCCGGCGACCGGATCATTCAGCTCCAGCCTCTGGCAAAGTTCGTCGTGGAGCCGAAGCAGAATATCGACTGGTCGATGTCCTACGATGTCACCAACAGGAACGGCGTGAAAACGACGTTACAGCAGTCCGATATTTTCGCGATCCGCGACCTTGATCTTGTCGACGGCGTGAAAGGATCGTCGCGGCTCAAGCAGGCAAGTGATGCAATCGATCTCGCGAAGGCTATCCGCACCGCCGCGAAGAAACTCTTCGACAACAACATGCAGCCCGGTGGTTCGCTGAGCACCGAAAAGTCGCTATCGCCGGAGGCGCGCAACAACCTGAAAACCTCAATGCGCGAGCGTGAGGGGGCGGACAATGCCGGCAAATGGCTTCTCCTAGAAGAGGGGCTGAAGGCTGAACTGTTCGGCAAGACGCTGGAGGAAAGCCTTCAGACGGAAAACCTGTCGGCGCAGATCGAGGCGATTGCCCGGATTTTCGGGACGCCAAGGCCTCTTCTGATGATGGATGAGACGAGCTGGGGGTCCGGCATCGACTCTCTGGCTATTTTCTTCGTCACTTATGGTCTTCTTCCTCAGTTCACCAATTGGGAACAGGCGGTCGAGCGCGATCTGCTGACCGACGAAGAAGTCGATGAATACCAGTGCAAGTTCAACGAAGCCGCGCTTCTTCGCGGATCAATGAAGGACCAGGCGGAATTCTTCGCAAAGGCGCTCGGCAGCGGCGGACATCAGCCGTGGATGACCGTCAACGAGGTACGCGGCTATTCCGACTATTCGGATGTCGAAGGCGGCAACGATCTGCCGGAACGGGCCGGGGCAAAAACGGGAGCAAGCAATGAGCCTGCGCAAACTTCCTGAGGCAAAGCGTTTCGAGCGTCCTCAGAATTTCCAGTTCGACCCGCCGAGCGATGTCTTCGCCAAATGGGCAGAACAACCCATTGCCGCCGAAAGCAGCAGCGACAATGTAATTTCGATCTTCGATATCATCGGCGAGGATCCGTGGACCGGTGGCGGTTTTACCGCCCGCCGCACGTCTGCCGCCCTGCGCTCGATCGGCGAGCGTGATGTCAAGGTTCAGATCAACTCGCCTGGTGGCGACATGTTCGAAGGGATGGCGATCTATAACCTTCTGCGCAAGCACAACGCCAAGGTGACCGTCGAAGTCTTCGGCATGGCGGCCAGCGCAGCATCGATCATCGCCATGGCCGGCGATGAAGTCGTAATGGGCGGCGGTTCGTTCATCATGGTGCACAAGGCCTGGGGACTTGTCATCGGCAATGAATTCGACTTTGCGGATGCGGCCGAAACTTTCGCGGGATTTGACGGCGCGCTGGCCGACATCTACGAGGCGCGCACCGGCCTGAAGCGGGATGAAATTGTGGCACTAATGTCGCATTCACGCGGAGACGGCACATGGCTCGGCGCGACCGCTGCCGTCGAAAAAGGCTTCTCCGACCGTGTCGACGAAGGCATGGCGGCGGATACCGCGAATGCCAGCAACGACAATCGACAGATCATGGCGCGGCGACAGACGGAAGCCGCGCTTGCTAAGGCGGGGTTCACCCGCGCTCAACGGTCCGACATGCTGTCGAACCTGATTTCCGATGATCCGGCCCAGCGCGATGCAAGCCGGGACGCCGCGCGCGATGCAGGCGATTTCACGGTTGCTGCAAGGCAGCTTATCGACATTCTCAAAAACTGAGGTTCAATCATGAACATGGTTCTCAATCACCGTGCGCGCGGTATTCACGGCGTGCGCGCCGACGGCGGAAATGCACCTGCCGTCTTCGCTGAACTCAAAAAGACGGTCGAGGAATTCAAGGCCGCTCACGAGGAAGAAGTGAAGGGTCTCAACGCCAGGTTCGACGACGTCGTGAGCAAGGAAAAGGTCGAGAAGATCAACGCCGAAATCTCCAAGCTGCAGAAGACGCTCGACGACATCAATGCTTTCCAGCAGGCGATGAAGCTGAACGGTGGCAATGGCGACGGCCCGACGCCGGAACAGCGCGAGCATGGCCAGGTATTCGACAAGTGGTTCCGTCGCGGTGCTGATGCCGGTCTTTCGGAGCTTGAGGTCAAGGCCGGCCTGACAACCCAGTCCGACCCCGACGGCGGCTTCTTGGTGCCGGTCGAAACCGAGCGGACCATCGACCGGGTACTTGGCGTCGCCTCGGTGATCCGGCAGCTGGCAACGGTCATGCCGATCGGGACCGACACATACCGCAAGTTCATCAACATGGGCGGCGCCGGCGCGGGATGGGTTGGCGAGGAAGAGGCGCGACCGGAAACGGCAACTCCGACGCTTCGCGAGCTCGTTTTCGCGGTCATGGAGATGTACGCCGATCCGGCAACGACGCAGAAGATGCTGGATGACGGCATCATCGATATTGCCGCCTGGCTGGCCGATGAGGTACAGACGACCTTTGCCGAGCTTGAAGGCGCCGCCTTCGTTTCCGGTAGCGGCGTGAAAAAGCCGCGCGGCATCCTGTCTTATGACACGGTTGCCAATGCCGATTATGAGTGGGGCAAGCTCGGCTACAGCGTTTCCGGTGCAGCCGGCGCTTTCGCGTCGGGTACGGGCGGCTATGACGCTCTTCTCAATCTCTACTACAGCCTCAAGTCCGGCTATCGCAATAATGCGTCCTGGGTGATGAGCGATCCGACCATGCTTGCGATCCGCAAGTTCAAGGATGCCGACGGCAACCTCATCTGGCGCGCGCCGGATGCAGCTGCCGAAATGGCGACAATCCTCGGCAAGCCGGTTTATACCGACGACAACATGCCAAAGATCGAGGCTGGCGCATTCCCGATCATCTTCGGCGATTTCCGCCGCGGCTACATGGTTCTCGACCGGCAGGGTATTCGCGTTCTTCGCGATCCCTTCACCGACAAGCCGAGGATCCATTTCTACACGACCAAGCGCGTCGGCGGCGGTGTGGCGAATTTCGAGGCCCTGAAGCTGCTGAAGGTCGGGACGTCCTGATCGCAAGTCTGAAGCCACAATATCGGCGGTGATCCGTCATCGCCGATTTTCTTAAACACCTTTCAGATGGAACATGAACGATGAAAGACCTTCATTCCAAACTGATGTTCGTCACAGCGATCGGCGCTGCAGTGCTTACCGCCGACAACACGCCGGCGGCGCTCGACCTGCAGGGGTACGAGAGCGCGGAAATCCTTCTTGCGATCGGGGCGGGCGGCATCACCTTCTCGGGCACCAACAAGATCGAATTCAAGCTGTCGCATTCGGATGATGATCAGACCTATACCGATGTCACCGCCGCCGACATGCTTGGCGTCGAGACCGTGACGGACGGCATCATCAAGGCCCTGACGGCAGAACATGCGGGCGCCGCGACCTATCGCTTCGGCTACAAGGGCGGAAAGCGTTACCTGAAACTGCTGGCCGATTTCTCCGGCACGCACGGGACCGGAACGCCGATCAGCGCCACGCTGATCAAGGGCAACGGGTTTTCCAACCCGCAGGCCGACCAGGCGTAACAAGACATCATTTCCGGGCCGTTTGCGCGGCCCGGGTTTCATTTACCGGGAGCATCATCGTGTATCTTACGCCGAAGCGGATCGCGGAGCCTGTCGCTCGCATTCTTACGCTCGATGACGTCAAGGCGCATCTTGCCGTTGATTTCGATGATGATGATGATCTGATTTCGGCTTATATTCTTGCGGTCGAGCAGCACCTTGACGGCTATGGCGGGATTCTCGGGCGATGCCTGATCAATCAGGAATGGGAGCAGTATTTTTCGTTCTGGACCGGCGCGCGGATGATCCTGTGCTTTCCTGATGTCTCGGCCGCCAGCGTGACCTATTTCGATCAGGACAATGTTTCGCGGACGCTTCCGGCCGATCAGTACATTCTGCTGAATTCGGCGCGCGGGGCATATCTCCAGTTTCTCGACAGTTTCGCTGTCCCGTCGCTCTACTGCCGCGATGACACAATCACCGTGCGGTTCACGGCCGGATACGGCGCCCAGCCGGAAAACGTGCCGGCGGAAGTCAGGCAGGCGGCGAAGATGATCGTTGCGGCCTGGTACAAGGTGCGCGCGGAGGTGTCTCACGCGGCGCTTTCCGAATTGCCGGATTCTATCGCCATCCGCGCGCTGCTGAGCAAGCGCCGGCGCCTCGGACTCTAAGGGGGAAGTCATGGTTTGGGTCAAATTCAGCCGGCGCTTTCGATGGTCGCCACCGGAGAATCCGCGCGTGACAATCGCCTATCGGGCCGGCGGCGACTACAACGTCCGCGCCGCGTGTGCAGATGCTGCGGTAAAGGCCGGTGCTGGGGCGCGCAAGCAATCGGAAACCAGCGATGACGAAACCGGTGACTGATGGCGGCGCGTTGCGCCACAGGCTTGAGTTTCAGAAGCGCGGCGTAACCGATGACGGCTTTGGCAATGACGTTGCCGGGCCTTTCGAGACAGTGTTTAGCCAGCGCGCGCAGATGATCGCCAGAAACGGCACAGAGACCGTCATGGCGGCGCGGCTGCAAGGTGTGCAGCCCTACACCGTTCGTATCCGGTATAGCGCCCAGGCATCGGCGGTGACAGCAGACTGGCGGATTGTCGATGCGCGGAACCCTTCGCGGGTGTTTGCGATCACCGCGCCACCGGTCAATGTCGATGGCATGAACCACTGGATTGAGATGCTGGTCAAGGAAGGTCAGCCGAGCTGATGGCGCGAAAGACAACGGTCCTTGGCCGCGCCAAGCTGCAAAAGAAGTTGGACAGGCTACCCAAAGTTGCCAAGACGATGATCCGCGATGCGATGGCCGAACAGGCCGACGATATCGTACGGATGATGAAATCGCTTGTGCCGGTCGATAACGGCGACCTTCGAGACAGCATCGGCTGGACGTGGGGCCGCAATGTGCCAAAGGGCGCGACGGTCGTTGCTGCCGTGAAACAGTCGCTTGGCGGTGATCTGACAATCACTGTCTATGCCGGCAACGAGAAAGCCTACTACGCCCGCTGGATCGAGTTCGGAACGGTGAAAATGAAGGCGCAGCCTTACTTCTATGTTTCCTGGCGAGCAAACCAGAAAAACGCGAAACGCAAGATCAGGAAAGCCACGCGGAACGCGGCAAAACGTGTAGCGAAAGGCGGCTGATATGGATGCCAGTTACGAGCTTGCCTTTGCCGTCATGAACCGGCTGAAGGCTGATGCGGCGGTTTCCGCGTTTGTGGCGGGCCAGGTCTTTGATCGTGTCCCGGCTGAACCGAAGCCGCAGTCGCCTTACACTTCACTCGGACCGACCGACAGCGTTCAAGACGACGCGGAATGCATCGCAGGTCAGGAAATCAGCTTTCAGGTTGATTGCTGGTCATGGGGTGCGGGAGAGGCCTATGGGTCGGCAGAGGTTCGCAAGCTGGCCGGCGCTGTTCGCCAATGCCTGCATGGTGCCGAGTTCACGCTGGCGGAAAACGCCTTCGTGATGCTCGAGCACCGCGTAACCCGCATCATGCGCGACCCCGACGGCGTGACAAACCACGCTGCCATGACATTCTCGGCTTTTGTCGAGACCGACTGAAACCAACGACAACTTGAAACTGCAACCGCTGCCCGGGTGTCCGGCGGCGCAACCATGGAGCATGTCAAAATGGCAAAACCTGTAACCGCCCGGTTCGGAAAGATGCTGATCAAGCTCGGCGATGGCGCTGATCCCGAAGTGTTTTCCGCACCCTGCGGATTGACCTCCAAGTCGATCACCTTCTCGAAGAACCTGAACGAAATCGATATTCCCGATTGCGACGATCCCGACGCGGCGGCATGGCTTGGCCGCGATGTCCAGAGCCTGTCGGCATCGATCTCCGGTGATGGCGTTCTTGCAGCCGCGGCGGTTGAGACGTGGTGGAACGCCTTCCAGAGCACGGATTCGATCAACGTCGAAGTGTCGATCGAGTTCTCGACCGGCACCATGCTTTGGGAGGGCGCGATGCATCTGGAAAGCTTCGAGCCGAATGCTGAAAACGGTGGGCGTGTTCAGTCGTCGATCGGCATGCAGAGCGACGGCGAGATGACTGGCACCTGGACCGCAGCCTGATGCGCGATGCAATGATTGAACAACCCTTTGCCGATGGCGACTATCAGTTTCGCCTCGGCTGGGGGGCGATTTCGGAGCTTCAGGAAAAGACCGGTTGCGGTCCATATTTCCTTCTGTCTCGCATGGAAACCGGCGAATGGCGCATTGAGGACATCTCCGAAACCATCCGCCTCGGGCTGATCGGCGCCGGTATGGTTCCGAAAGATGCGCTTGGCCTTGTGAAGCGATATGTGCTGGAGCGGCCGCCGATGGAGAACCTTGCCCTTGCGCAGGTCGTCTTGATGGCCGGTTTGATGGGCGCACCGGAGGAGCCGCCGGGGGAGCCAAAAGCGCCAGCCGGGGAACCGAACTAGACGATCTTCCAAACGGAAAGATCAGAATGGCAAAGGTTTACGGGGCTGGCGCAGTCATGGGGTTCACGCCGCAACAGGTCAACGAGATGTCCATGTGGCAGTTCAACGCGGCTCTGGAAGGCTATGTTGAGGCAAACAGCGCCGATGAGAGCGCTGGCAAGCTCAGTCAAAGCGAGGCCGATGAGATATGGGAATGGATGCAGGAAATGGGCTAATCTGAAAGGTATTCCATATAAGCAAATGCGTTTTCAAATTCGCGCAATTTGTCAGAAATATTATCAGAACAGTCGCTTACATCACTATGCGCCGTATCGCCATAGTATTGTTCAACTGTGTATTCCATGCCTTCATAAACTTTCGAAGCATACTCTTTTCCGGCCAAGGAACTGTAGGTCCTGATTATCGACCTTTTTGCTCTCATCATCGCGTAGCCAATGTCTTCCGGCGGGGCATTTCTGCAAAGATAGATTTCTGCGACCGTCAAAAGGGCGAGGTCGCGAGCTTTTTCAGAAGCCTTTCCGATGTCACTGGTGTCGTCAGCGGCCATTACGTTGCCGCCAGATAGGGCCAGAAAAAACACCAATAAAATCGAAACTTTCTTCATTTTTGCTCTCCCGCTTGGCCAGCAACGAAAGTTGCGCGGACAGGTGGGGGGAGTCAAGCGTCAATCAGGCAGCCCTTGCGGGGCTTTTCGTAGGTGAAGCATGGCGACACAAGACCTTGAGAAGCTGGTGGTTCAGATGTCCGCCGAGTTTCGCGGCTATCAAAACCAGATGGCCAAGATCTCCGGCATAACCGCGCGGTCTATGCGCAAGATCGAAAAGCGCGCCGCCGATATGGACCGTAGGCTTTCAAACGTCGGTCGCAACGCTTTTCGCGGCTTGCTCTATTCCTCAACGGCACTCGGTTCGGCCCTGTCGGTCCGAGAGGTCGCACGCTATGCCGATGCATGGACGGGAGCGAAAAACTCCCTTTCTGTTGCCGGTGTTGTCGGTGAAAAGCAGGTTGGTGTCTTGAACAGCTTGTTTGATGCCGCTCAGAAGAATTCCGCCCCGATTACAGCCCTTGCCGATCTGTTCGGAAAAGCAGCACAGGCAAATGACAATCTTGGGCAGTCGCAGGAAAGCCTGCTTGATTTTACCGAAGGCGTAGCAACATCTCTAAAGGTTGAGGGAAAATCCGCGCAGCAGGCATCTGGCGCGCTGACGCAGCTAGGGCAGCTATTGGGGCAGGCGAGGGTCCAGGCTGAGGAATTCAACTCGATCAATGAAGGTGCACGGCCGATCCTGATTGCTGTTGCCAACGGTCTTGATGAGGCAGGCGGTTCGGTTTCACGGCTCAAGCAGCTCGTCAATGACGGGAAGGTTTCCGGTCGCCAGTTTTTCGAGGCCTTCCAGCGAGGATTGCCAACAATTGAAAAGATGGCAGAAAATGCCACGCAGACCATCGCACAGGGTTATACGAGGATCAACAATGCGCTGACCCGCTATATCGGGGAGACTGACGAGAGTTGGAGCGCATCGCAGCGCCTCGTTGCCGGGCTGAACGCTCTTGCCGACAACTTCGATCAGACGGCTGACACGGTGCTGGCGCTCGCCGGCGTCATTGCAGGGGCGCTTGTCGGGCGTTCATTGACGGGAATGATCAGGACGCTCGGGCTTTCCGGCGCGGCATTGGTGCGCTTCGCGGCTGCGGTTCGCACTGCTACGTCTGTCTCTGGTCTGGCAACCGCCTTCGGTGGACTTTCAGCTGCTGCCGGCCCCATCGGTCTGCTGCTTGGCGGTACTGTTGCTATTGCTCTGATGGAATATTCCAAGCGCTCGGCAGAGGCCAAGGCGCAGACAGAGCTTGTCAATGCTGAGTTGAAGCGCCTCGGCCTGATCTCAGAAGACATTGCGCCCAAGGTCGATGGTGTCACGGAAGCCATTGACGACCTCACCGACGGCGAACGCTATCGAAAAATTAAGTCGCTGGCAGATGAATACGATCGTCTTAGCAAGACGGGAGAAGGCTTTTTCGGATGGTTCCGCGATGACGATACGCTAGGCGGAGTAATCGATAAAGCGAAAGAGCTGACACATCAGTTTGAGCGCGGTTCAGTCGATCTGAATGCTGTTTTTGGCATTCAGGATATGGCGCGCGATCTTGAACGCGGACGTGTCGGGTTCCAGGATGTCATCAACAGGATGCGGGAAATCCGAGCAACGGAGGTTTCGCAGCCTGTCGCCGATTTGGCCTATCAGGTCGAGCAGACTGCGCAGAAGCTTCAGAGCCTCGAGGGCGCAAAAGCTGCCAGCGAGGTAAATGACCTGAATCGCGAGTTGCAGCAAGCCCGCGACAGTCTGTTGGACTTCAGCCAGGCGATGCCGATATCGCTCGATCAGCGCGAGGCGATTGCTGACATTATCGATGACTTCGACGGAACGAAAGAAGGGGCTGCCGAGGCCCGGCGCGCACTTCAGGAAATGGCGGACGCCAATCCTGATGCCGCTGGCTATGTCGCCAAGCTGGCGCCGATCTTCGGCATGCTCCAGAAACTTGTCGATAAATCGCGGGAGTTCATGACGCTTCTGGATACCGTCAATGTCAGCCAATCCGGTGACCTCAGCGAGCGACAGGTTTCAGCATATACGGGGTATTCCGACGCCCGCCGCGAAGGCGAGGCCATGCTTCAGGTCGGCGAGGCCTATGCGGCTCAGCTTGATCGCGAAAACAGCCTGACGAAAGAGGCCCTTGCCCTTGAGAACGAAAAGGCCAAGATCAGGAAACAGCTTGAGGCTGATGGCGGCTTCCTGCCCGATGACCGCATTGAACAATTGGCACGGTCATCGCTTGAGGCCAATGAACGTCGGAACGCGAGCGGTAAATCTGCCGGCGGTGGCGGTGATGACGAATATACCAGCGCCATCGAAATGATGATGCAGCGCAAGGCGGCGCTTGAAGCCGAAACGGCTGCGCAGGCATCGCTCAATCCTTTTGTCGATGACTACGGATATGCGCTGGAAAAGGCTCGTGCATCCCATGATCTGCTTGTTCAGGCTGAAAAAGCCGGGCTTGAGATCACGCCGGCCCTCCGCGCCGATATTGAACGGCTGGCCGATGGCTACGCCACAGCGGCGGCTGAAGCTGAAAAGGCCGCTGCATCAAACTATCGGCTCTACCAGTCCATCGACGATGTGAAGCAGACCGGCAAGGATGCGATGGGCGGCTTTATCTCCGATCTTGTTGCGGGTGAGTCCGCTGCCGATGCGCTCGGCAATGCGCTTGGCCGCATCGGGGACAAGCTTCTTGACCTGTCACTGAACACGCTTTTTGGCACTGGTCCGGGCATCGGTGATTTTTTAACGGCGCTTTCGGGTCTTGGCCGTGCGAACGGCGGCGCGGTGCATGCTGCCAGGGGCGGGCGGATCGACGCGACGGGCGGCGGCAAGCTCACGGGTCCCGGCGGGCCGCGCGGGGACAGGATACCGGCGTGGTTGTCAGACGGCGAGCACGTTATCAACGCGCGCGCCGCGCGGGCCAACCGTCCGTTGCTGGAGGCGATCAACAGCGGCAAGGCGCTCAAGCTCGCCGATGGCGGACTTGTCGGGCGCTTTCGCATGCCGACATTGCCGTCCATGCAGGGCGTGCGCCAAGCCGGGACGGCGAACACCGCGATCAATCTCGGCGGTGTCAACATCACCATGCCGGAAGGCACGAATGCCAGCGATGCGCAGGCCGTCGGCGCGGAGGTATCCAGACAGCTTGATAAGTTCTCGCGCTTTGTGTTGCCAGGGCGCATTCAGGAGATCCAGCGCAACCCGAATAGGGTGGGCTGATGAAAACATTATCTGATTTCTTCGACCATTTGCCGCTATTGCCGATGCGTTGGGTTATTCAGCGCAATGATGAGTTGTCGGGCGCAGGCGAGGGTGTTTACTGGCAAGCCGAACTGGCGCCGCCTCTCTGGGGCGCCGAGGTTTCCGTGCGGCCGGTCCGCTTGCCGCAGGCATCGGAGATTTCGGCATTGGTCAACCGGCTTCACGGTGCGCAGGAACCTTTCCTGTTTCGCGATCCGTTCATCTGCGGTCCGCGTCGTGATCCGTCCGGCAACCAGCTCACCGGCGCCTCGGTGACGGTGGCTTCGGTCAGCGGGTTTTCGCTGGGGCTATCGGGCCTACCGGCAGGCTATCAGCTGTCGATTGGCGACAAGTTGCAGATCACGTCGAGCGGTAAAACCGCCTTTGTCGAGGTCTCGGAAAATGTGGTTGCCACGGCTGGCGGGACCACGGGCGCGTTCGATGTGTTCCCGCGGCTTCCGGCGCTTGTCAGTGCCGGGGATGTGGTCACGCTGGTGAAGCCTGCCTGCCCGTGCGTAATCGTGCCAAAGTCATACAAGTCTGGCAGTGCCAGTGGCAACATTGTGCGCGGCATATCGTTTTCAATTATCCAGAAGCGGGGTGTGTGAGATGAAAAACGTCTCGGCATCCTTCATGGATGCGCTGGTCAATGCGCGGGAGCGGGGACTTGTGGCGCGGTCGCTGGTCTATGTGACGGCGCGGGATCGTGACACGGGGGTGCCGGTTGCGCTTGGGTTCTGGAATGGTGGCGAGGATATCGACATCTATGTGATCGATGGCGAAAGCGGGTCCGTGGTCACGCGGACCTATGTCAGCGGCGTCAATCTGGAGGTTCCGGAAATCCCGCGCGTTTCCGACATGACCATCCAGACGGTGGATATCAAATTCTCGCAGATCGCACCGGCCGTGCAGCAGCTCGTGCGTGGCTGGGATGTTCGCCTGGCGCCGGTCGAGGTGCATCAGCTGCTTCTCGACCCCGAAACAGGGCAGGCGGCGGGGCCGGCAGAGGTTTCCTTTCTCGGCATTGTCGATGGTCAGCCGGTGGAAACGCCGGCGGCGGGCGAGGAGGGGGCTATCACTCTCAATCTGATTTCGTCGGCCATTGCCATGCTGGCACGCACAAACCCTCTGAAATCCTCTCATGAGGGGCAGAAGCGGCGGGATGGCGATGAATTTGGCCGCTATTCCGGCGTTGTCGAGAATTGGGACATTCCATGGGGCCAGAACACATGAAACCGCTTGTCAGAATGGATGGCTGGCGTGGCCGGTTCGATGCGGCCTGCGATGCCATGCGCCGGACGCCGTTTTCGTGGGGCGACAATGATTGTTTCGTTGGGCTTGTCGGCGGTCTTTCCGAGGCGCTGACCGGAGCGGATATCGTTGCCCCATGGCGCGAACGCTATACAACCGGCGTCGGTGCGCTGCGGGTAATGCGCAATGACGGCTTCGGCAATCTTGCCGACCTCGTTGCCAGTGTTCTGCCGGAAATCCACATTTCGCGCGCCCGTGTCGGCGATGTCGCGGCGATCCCGTCCAACGACGGTTTCGGTTTTACCCTCGGCATTGTCAATGGCGAGCGCATTTTCGTGCTGCGGCCGGAAGGC